TTGAAATGCTCTGAATCAGTTCTACCGTCAACCCTTGGTTTCAATTTGATGCCCTTGCCATATATCGGTGCATCAGGAACACCTAATCTGACAGGCGTGTCCTTGGTGCAATCCGCATCTTTTATGAAATCAATCATTGCCTTTATCCTTTCCCAGTTCCTTCAAAAAGTTGTCTATTGTCAGCACACCTTATTGCATCAGGGGTGTCTTGCCTTTATCAGATTTCACATTAAAATCTGAAAACCTGTTACACATCATTGAACTTTTTGAACGGTGCTGTTAAAACCACCAAAACCTGTTGACCTACACACAATAGACAATTTTTTGAAAGAACTGAAATCCTATTCCTTGGTTCTTTTCCCCGGAACTGCTGCAACAGTTCTTTTTGAAGTAGTCAGGAAGTCGGGGAACTTCCTGACCTGTGAAACAAAGTGCTGTGTCATCTCGTGCGGTTGATTCTTCCACTTAACGGTTTCTTGGTTTAGGGGTAAAGTGCTGATTGGTTCAGCCTGTTCAGTTTTCTTCAAATAGTTCTGAATACTTTGCTTTCTTGCCCTACCGTTCCTGTTTTCTTCAACTACTTTGACGGGTCTTGTTTATTCTTCACACGCTCTGTCTGCTATCCGGCAGCCTGACCACCATGTCACTTGCGTGTAGCCCTATCGCTTCACCCGTTCCTTCCTACTTGCTTTGTTTTGAGTAGATGTTTTATCTACTGACACAACAATACCATTCAGTAGATAAAATGTCAACACTTTTTTATAAAAAATTTGATAAAAGTTGATATTCAATCTATTTTATGGTATTCTTTAAGCATAACCAACCGGGAAGAAGGTGATTAAATGACAATAGGTGAAAGGATAAAAGCAAGGCGGGATGAATTAGGAATGTCACAAGAAGAACTTGCACATAAGATTGGATATAAAAGCAAAACTTCCATAAACAAAATCGAACTTGGTATTCAGGAATTACGGCAATCAAAAATAAAACAGATTGCTGATGCACTCCAAACAACTCCGGCTTATATCATGGGTTGGAAGGAAACAGAAGAAGATCAGCAGTTAAAAAAGTGTCGTGAACTATTCAAGAAATGTCACGGTTCAGATGCTTATGATGTGGTTTCCTTGTATCTCACCCTTGATGAATCCGACAAAAATGTTGTAAAGACTATGATTGAATCATTGCTTTCAGCAGAAAAATATTCTGTTAAAAAAGAATCATTGAACGCATAGGCAATATCATCATGGTTGATTTTTCAAAAATGTAACTGTTGGTAACGGGTAACTGTTGCTTTTTTATACTGTATATTTTACTTTTTATATTCTTATTCATATAAGATATTTTATTATTAAGAAAAATACTACCAAACAGATACCAACCGTTACTATATTGAAAATACTGTATTTGCAACAGTTACTTGAACCGTTACCAACCGTTACGAACGGTTACCACAAAGAAGGGAAGGTCAGATTTATGAAAAAAGTCATTAAACTTGTCGTTTTAGCAATCGTTGTTATTTTCGTGATTATGGTTGTGAAGGATATTTCAAAGAATCCCATTCAGAAAAAAGAAACATCATCAGAAGAAATCCCGGTCATATTAGATGCAGATGCCTATTCAAGAATTTCATCTGAACAGTTGATTGAATTACTTGGTGAACCAAAGTCAACAGAAGATTGGAACAATGAAAATTCCAAAGGTACATTTCAAATGCAGCTTTACACTTATGACTTAGATGGAATGTATACAGAATTTATTCTGTATGAAGATGCTGTTGTCAAGATCAGATGCTTTGCAACTGAACCGTGGGAAATCAAGAAAGACTTTGACAACGTGTTCAAAATGTTCAATATCACTGTGAAAGACAGTGCAAGAAAAGTTGTTGACACGGGTGTTACTTATAAGTTTTCACCAGTATCAGACACCGTTGCAGAATTTGAAGTTTATAATTTTGATTCTGAAAAGCACACTTTTGATTCAGTCTATATCACATACAATTTGAATTATTTTGATGACCCTAATTAACTGAACAAAAATGAACCCCAACCGTTGCAGCGGTCAGGGTTCTTATAACTCTATACCAAGGAATAGGATGATATAGGCTATGCAATCCTAATTATATCATCCATTCCTTGAAATTTCAATCAGGAAGGAATGATATACATGGGAAGAAGAAACCCAAACGGTTACGGATGCGTAACCAAACTAAAAGGTCATAGGTCACGCCCTTGGGTTGCTAAGGTGACAATCTATGATGAAGAAGGACACGCCAAACAGTCACCAATAGGTTATGCTGAATCAGAAGAAAAGGCGAACATTCTATTGGCTGAATATAACAACAACCCTTGGGATATTGACCGGGAAAAGGTGACCTTGGTTGTACTTTATCAGCGTTGGTC